GAGTTTTATGACCAGTGCATCCTACTAATAGAGTACTATAACGCAAGTTGTTTATATGAGAATAACATCAACAATTTCAAAACTCACTGTGAGAACAAACATAAGTTACATCTATTATCCAGAACCCCTAGTATTGTCAAGGCTGCTTCTAACCAACACTCAAACACCTATGGTATCAGAGTCGTCGGCAATTCATATTCCTCTGTTAAGAATGAACTCATTACCTATGTAAATAACTGGTTAAGAGAGGAGTATGAGGATGGTAAGAGTAATGTGTATAAAATTAAAAGTATAGGCTTGTTACAAGAACTTATTACTTATAATAGTAGAGGTAACTTTGATAGATTTATATCCTTCTCGCTATCACTTATTAGAAGTATAGAATTTACAAGAATACAGCCTGCTTTTAAAGACTCGTATAAGAGGAATGGTAGAGATTTTTTCTCTTCTAAATTATTTAGTAACTAATGATTCCACCTCTTCCAGAACAACGAGTACCTCAGAAAACTAAGGAAACCCTAGATTGGCAAAAGAAATGTATTATTGCCCTAGTAGGTAGAGCATACTCTAACCTCTCAGGAAGCAGAACTTCAAGGGAGGCAAAACAAATTAATTATGATCTCTTTAACTCTATTGTCAATCTTGAAGACTTTAGTTATGTCACTAAGCCTTATGGTGTTGATATACATGATAGCATTGGGAATCTTCCTGCTAATTTCCAGGACTATAATATTGTGCGCTCTTCAGTTCTTCAACTGGTTGGAGAGGAACTTAAAAGGCCGTTCTCATATAAAGTAGTATCTGTAGCTGGAGAAGGTTTTAATCAATACATGAAGGAAAAGAAGGAGGCACTTGAGATGTCATACTTAAGTCTTCTTAAAAGAGCTCTTGGTGAACAAACTGATTATCCTAATCCAGAAGAGATTGAGAAACAATTTACTAACTCATATACTAACTCTGTTGAGATTACAGCTAATAAACTTCTTAATCACTTAGAACATTCTCTTAAACTTAAGAATCACTTTATTAGAGGTTTTCAGAATGCACTTACTTGTGCAGAAGAAGTATATTATGCAGGTATCTTTAATAATGAGCCTGTGCTAATTCCTTGGAATCCAATACACTTTGAGTGTGATAAGAATCAGGACTCACTCTTTATTGAAGATTGTGATTGGGCAGTAGGAAGGATGTGGTTAGATAGAGGTCAAATACTAGATTGGTTTGGAGACAGACTGACAGATAAGGATAAAGAAAACTTAAGAAGCGCAGAAATATTTAATGCAACAGCATCATATGGACAATCCCCAGAAGTTATTACAACTACATACCCACATTACAACTACACAGGTACCAAAATTCTCATGCAACTTGTCACATGGAAAAGTGAGAAGAAGATTGGGACTGCAACTTACCTTGATCAGAATGGGCAGGTACAAAAGAAAGTTGTTGATGAGAGTTTCAAGATTCCTGCAGAACTTAAAGGGGAAATTACAGTTGAGTGGAACTGGATTCCAAGAACATGGATTGGAGTGCAAATTGGACCAACAATCTTCTTTGCTTACGAGAGTCCCTATCAATTCAACACAGTGGATAACCCATACAAGTGTAAACTTCCATTCATTGGTAGAATATTCAACAACATCAACAGCAAACCAACCTCACTTGTTGATCTCATTAAGCCCTATCAATACCTCTACAACATCATCTGGTACAGACTAGAACTGGAATTTGCTAAAGCAAAGGGTAAGAAGTTTGTAATGGATATTGCTCAAATCCCAAAAAGTAAGGGGTGGACAGTAGAGCAATGGATGTATTACTTTGATACTCTGGGTATTGCATTTGTAAACTCTGCTGAGGAAGGTAGAGAAGGAGACCCATCATCTGTATCCAAGTTTAACCAATTTACTGGGATAGATATGACTCTTAGTAACTCTATTCAGGGTTACTTTACTATGCTTAATAAGATTGAGGAAGCAGTAGAAAATATTACTGGTATCTCTAGACAAAGAAAAGGACAAATTAATAGTTCTGAGACTGTAGGGGGTGTAGAAAGAGCTGTAGTGCAAAGTAATGCTCTAACTGAGATTTACTTCCATGAACATTCTATGGTTAAGGAGAAGGTCTTAGAACATCTTCTTGAGATTGCTAAGATTGCTTACTCTACCAATGAACATGGTAAACTTGTTTTTGATGATTTCTCTAGAACAGTTTTAGATACTAAGTCCTTGATTAATACCGACTTTGGATTATATGTTTCTGATAGTATTAAGGATAATGCAATCCTTGAACAACTTAAGGCACTTGCTAAAGAAGGTATCTCATCTGGAACTCTACAGTTCTCTAACTTTGTTACTCTCTTGAAAAGCAACTCTATTGCTGAAGTTGAGAACTCTATTAGAGCATCTGAACAACAAAAACAAAAAATGCAAGAACAACAATCTCAAATACAACAACAACAGATTGAGAGCAATGAAAGGATTGCAAGAGAGAAAATGGATAGGGATGAAGCTCAGAAACAACTTGATAGAGAAGCTAGGCTTAGAGAAGCTGAGATTAGAGCTCTTGGCAGTGTAGGTATGAGTAATCCTGATGTTAATCAGAATATGATTCCAGATGTTATGGAACAAACAAAACTCTCACTTCAGCAATCTAAACAACAATTTGAACAAGTAGAAAGATCTCAGAAACTTGCAATTGAGAAAAGCAAAATGCAAGTTCAACAAGAAATGCAGGCTAGAGAGAATGCTCAACAAGATAGAGTTCATGCTGATAATATGAGACTTGAGCAACAGAAACTTGCGCTTAAGAAAGAAGAACTTTCTATTAAGAAGAAAGCACTTAAGTATAAACCAAAAAGTAAATAGCGTATAAAATAAAAACTTATAAATATGGCAAAATCAGTTAATACCTCTAAAACAGAGGAACAATCATTGGAACCTGTAGTAGTTGTTGTACCACAAGAATCTACTCCAGAGGCTCCTAAAGAAACAGAAGTTATTGTTATGACAGAACCTTCTGTTGATAAAGAAGCTATTGTAGCTAAACTTGCAGAACTTGCTTCTACATTTAGAGATATGTATGGCAAACAATTAAATCCTGTATTTGCAGAGATTCATAAAGCCCTCTCTAACGCACAGTATAAAATTATGCAAAACCTTTAATATAAAAATATGGCAAGGATTAAGAAATATCAAGAAGGCACAGCTGGTGCTGGAGGATTTGCAAACTTCATGAATAATTATGGTGCTCCTATTGTAGGAGCAGCTGGCACATTAAAGCCTCTTCTTATGAAGAAACCTGATCCTAATGCCAAACCTTATAAGAAAGGTTCTAAATTAATTAAGTATCAAGAAGGAAATCAAAAAGCTAAAGCAGATACTTTCTCAGATCCAGAGGTAAATGAGATTATGAAGTATATTCAAAGTGATAATAAAGCTTCTTCTCAAGGATTGCCATCAGTAGATACTATAGTAGGTAGAAGGGGTAATAAAATTACCCCAACTACAGAAGAAACTAATAAAAAAATGCTTGAGGATCTTGGTGAAGTTCCTTCTGAGAGTCAAGGTTATAGTGGTACACAAACAGCTACTATGGGAGGTCTTGCCGCATTGCTTAAAGCAATGAAAATGTATAAAGGCAGAGGAAAAAATTTAATAAACCCTATTGGTAGAGTAGGATCATATTTATTTCCTTTTGGTGTACCTTTAGTTAATAAACATACACATACCTCAGAAAAAGCTGGCGAAACAGAAACTGATTGGAAAAATGCAGCTATACAAACAGGTGCAGATTTATTAGGTGTATTTGCCGGTAGAAAACTTTCTAGGGGTATGATTAGACCCATTCAAGAAAAGCTTGCTCAAAATAAAAAGCTTAAGGAGGATGTTAAAGAATATAAAGAAAAAGCATCTAAATATCCTGAGAGCTTAATTACTTGGAATAAAGAGTTAGAAGAAGCTAAAAAGAAAGATTTAGCTATGCCAATGGCTGAAAAGTCAAAAAGAATGCAAGAAATTAATTCAGGTAATAGAAAATATGCTACTGAAGAAGCTGAAGTACTTGCTAGAAAACCTAAAAAACCAAACCCTAGAAATATTAATCTTCCTGAACCAATAATGCAATTATATGGTAAGAGTTTTAGACAGGAAGGTAAGAAATTAGCAAACACATTTGGTTTAGGGTTCTTAAATGATCTTTCTGTAAAAGATGAAGAAAACCTTGTAAGAGGTGTTAGAGAAAAAGCTAAAAACCTTTCTGATTTAGAAAGAAGAATGCAAAGAAATGAAAGAAATACCAATATTGGTGTAGGAGCAGTATTAGGAGGAGCTGCTTTAGGATCAGGAGCTTTAATAAAAAGAGCTGTAGATAAGGAAAAAGAACAAAAGAGAAAACAAAAATCTAATAAATAATATTAGAGAGTATAATAATTTCCGTATAACA